AATTAAAAATCAATCATATAACTGACAAAAATTAATTTTTGTCATCTACTAAAAAAAGAGAGTTCAATTTAGCCTATATCTAACGCGTTGAAACTAATTAGCAAATAATTATGGTAAAAATTATCTCATCAATCATACTGTCGGCTATGGCTACCATTCCTGTTTATGCGCAAGAACAGACCGACACGTTAAAGATACAAGAACTGAATGAGGTTGTGGTCGAGGCTCGAACCCAGCGTATCGTTAAAAACGGTGTAGAGTATATTCCGGCAAAGAAGATTAAGAAAGCGGCTATTGACGCAACGCAACTTTTAGAGCTAATGAATGTTCCCCAACTTGATATAACTCCCGGCAGTATGTCAGTAAAGACTTATGCCGGGAAGGATGTCGGTATGTTTATCGATTATAAAGAAGCGACTACTGAAGATTTACAGGGCTTACGCCCGGAAGATGTACTCCGAGTTGAAGTTTTGCAATTTCCCGAAGACCCTCGTTTTGGTGGGCAAGCCAATGTAGTCAACTTCATCATGAGGAAATATGAATGGGGTGGATATACAAAACTTACCACCATTGGCAATACACTAAATATTGACAGAGGCGAAGGAATACTATATTCTAAATTCGTCAAAGGCAACTGGACGCTCGATGCCAACGCAACAGGTACTATCACACACAACGATAAATTCCGCGAATATAATGTGGAGACATTCCGTGATATCAATATTGGCAATAGGCACTATGATGAAATAATAAGAACCACACAATCGGGAGAAAACTATCTTAAACAAAGCAATACGCAATCGGTATCCTTTCGTGCAGCATATGAGACGAAATCGACCGAGATAATCCACTCTATTTCATATAATCGAATAGGAAACCCTCTTACAAGAAATATATCACAAGTCAATTTTTCCGAGGATGTCTTTTCTGCCTCATCCGCTCTTTCTAATGAATCCGTGCAGACAATCTCGCCTCGTTTGCGTGGCTACTATTACTTTGCTTTGCCAAAGAACAACTCTTTTATTGCATCCTGGAGTTTTTCTTATGGAAGCACACGAAGAAACTCAGTTTATCAGCTTGGCGATCTGACACCGATAGTAAACAACAACAAAGAGACATCATACGCGCCGGTTGTCACTGTGCGGTATTCAAAAAAGTTTTCCCATGACAATACTTTCAGAACCTCATTAATGAGCTACAACACTATTTATCGCACATATTATGACGGTTCATATAATGGTTTACAGAAACTTCTCTCTTCTGAAAATATGATGTTTCTGGAATATATGCAAAACTGGCATTGTGGTTTAAGTCTCTATTCACGTCTTGGTGTATCATATGTAATCGGACGTTTGAATGGCGTAAATACACTGGAGCAGTGGAATCCTCGCCTTGGTGTGCAGTTACAATATAAGATAAATGACAAAAACTCCGCTTCAATAGAAGGATGGTGGGGTAATAATCACCCGACTCCTGCCTCTTCAAATTCAGCGATTATCCAAAGCAATGAACTTCTTTGGTTGCAAGGCAACCCCGGACTGCGCAACACAACATTTATAACCGCTTCGGCTTCTTATACCTTTGTCCCGACTAATAAATTGAACCTATCGGCAACAGCTGAATATTACGGATTTCTGAACAAAACCGCACATGAATATTTTTCCTTAGATGGTTATGATGGGTTGATTCGCAAGGAGATAAATAGCGGAGATTTTCACAATTATTCGGCATATCTCTCTGCAACACTCAAATTATTCGAAAACTCTTTATCGCTTCGTGGCTCTGCACAGATAAAAAGAATGGTTGGATCTGGCATTGACGCCCAATCAATGAACCTAATTATGGCTAATCTTCAAGCCAATTATTACTACAAAAATTGTTCTTTCATTTTATATTACCAGACGCCAAAGAAAAACCTTGCACCGTTTGATTATGGTGTTAGATATCACTACAAAAGCACATACGGTCTTTTGGCGAACTATTCGATTGGTGATTTCAAACTCAGTTTACGATTCCAAAACTGGTTCAATAAATATGAATATTACTCCGATTTTGATTCGGAGTATGGGCCACAAAACGAAGCGTGTAAAGCGGAATGGGTCGGTTGATGGGTAAAGCCTTTTAATTTCAGCACGTTAGGTGGGGTAGGGGAGTCGAGTCGAAATAAAACGAAGCGTGCGAAAAGTTTACGTTGGCTTACGTTTGGTTTACGTTTGGGCGTGGTTTGAGGGGCTTTGGCTTGCGCCGGCTTTACATCGGGCTTACATAGGGGCTACACGTGCATGGTGGTCGTTCATCGGCGGCGAGAGTAGGGGAGTGGATGCGGTTTGCGTCCGCTTTTTTCATGGCGTCTTGTGAAAATTAATCTCTCTAATTTATTCCATATAGTTATTATTTAGTATATTTGCGCTGTAAAATCAAAGGAATATGGCAAAGGTTATTCATGTGCATCTCACGCGCCCGATTGACGGCACGAAGCGCCGGGACTGGTATTTTGCCAGTATCGCGGCTGTTTATACGGTCTTGACCGCTGATCAAGTCGGTGCGACCAAAGGTTATCTGCAGCATGCAGGGCTTTCAGGTAACGGCACGGTAGTCACTAAATACGCTATAATCAAGCAATCTACGCTCATCAGAGGCTCCCGTGGAGAAATGTGTAAGGATGATGTATAAACTGCCTTAGAAGGCAAATATAACGGCATTTCAAGGGTATATTCGACAAGCGGTCGGCTATACCCTATTTTTATGCCCGAAATCGGCGAAAAAGTGAGGTGGATATTCAGGTGGATATTCAAACTGGGTATTCAAACTGGATATTCATTTTAGCCAAAACACCCCCTAAGTGGATATTCAAATTTCGGTGACGGCGGTGCAAATAGCTGAGGTAGGAAAATGCCACAAATTTGAGTTTGAGAATGAAAAACCGCCTTTTGAATGTGAAGCAAATGCCCCCTATGTTTCCAATCCGCTGGGGCTAAATCCCCATAAATCAACACCATTCTCGGCAATAACGTCCTTTTGGGGGAGGGGTACCCATAAAATGGGGCGACAAGGGTGGCGACACGGAGGCCCCCAAGATGCCTCGAGGGGTCAATTCAGGTGGCACAGGGTGTCAAGAAGCTGCTGCAGATCACGTCGGGATAGCGGTCTTAGGTTTCCACAGTCTCCTTCGAGGTAGAATGGGCATATTTGGGGGTGATAGGCACCGACTTCTCTCTCTCCAATTCCTCTATGCGAGCCTTTAGCCGCCCAATTTCCTCTCGAAGATTCCCAATAGTGGAATCCTTGTCTTTCAAAATATTTAAGAGTATTTCAGCAGTCTCCCCTTTTTCAGAAGGCTTAGATGATACTAAAGGTGATTGGGTAGATGCAGTTTCTGGGGCTGACTGCCGAGGATTTTCATTATTAAAATCATCAATAATGATAATTGGAGGATATTCAGAAGTCCTGAATAATGAACCTCGACTCATAAGAAGCCAGTCGGGGGAAATCTCGTAGAAATTACATAGAATAGCGAGCATATCTGCACCAGCCTTCATTCTTCCATTCAGAATTTCTGAAAACTTAGCGGGTTTTACACCCAAAGCATCTGCAATAGTGGCCTTATTAGACACTATGCCTTTGTTTATTAGGGTATGGATTGCAGCAATGAAGCGATGGTTTATCTCATCTTTGGATAAAAAATCGTTTGGTGAGTTCATTTTTTCTGAATTTTATTTTGTGATATTACAGAAATTCTGTATCTTTGCAGCGTGTTCCAGTTGGAACAAGCGGCCAAAGATACAAAAAAGCCGCGAGGTAGACAAATTTTAACAATTAAAGAAATATAAGACACGAGTGAGACAGACGAAATAAAGGAGTGGCAGACGCATAGCGTCAAGCATAGGTTGCCTTCGTGCTGATGATGGACGGCGTGTCGTTCCATTACGATGAAGAGAACGGCATCACGTTCACCGCCCCGAACTTCTATGTGGAGAAGTTGAAAGACCGTCTGGTTTATGCCCACGGCTGCTCAGTAAGACCGATTATAAACGAAATAAAATAAAAAATTATGAGTGAGACAAGACAAATACTGAAAGTCAATGCCGACAATCGTGAGGCTACTTTCAACGCAGCCTACGATGGTAGTTGCTACACCATCTTAGGATGTGCCGGTGACCTCAACGAGTGGACGGCAGGATACCAAGAGCTGCTTGAAGCCAGAGGTATCGGAACCCCCAAGGAATTCATCACTTTCAAAGGTGCAGATATGAATGAATTCTACGGACTGACCGGCAATAATGCCTACAATGACGAACTCACTTGTCTGATGTTCCCTTTGAACACTCTTGATGTGGCGAAGTTGGCAATCTTCAGACTCCAAGCAGAGGATAAATGGTTTGACGACATAGTTGATAACAACCGGCGTCGTCAGGAGGCTATAAACGAACAGGGTTAGACCCAAGAGAGGGCAATCCTGCGGCAAGAGAGCCGCGAAAAGCCTAAAGGTACAACATTAGAACCGCCGCCGGTATTGCAAGGCCGGCGGCACTTGGGCGGCCAGGATGGTGAGCGACCATGGCGCAAGTATCGGGGTTCGATTCCCCGACCGCCCACTAAAAATTTCAACCGATGAAACAAAAATCAGAGCAACGGACGGACCAAGCCATCAAGCTGCTGCTTCAGACACTGGAGCGGAACGTGACCGACACAGGCATCATCCTTGATGAGTTTGAGGCAACCCACAACGATTACGAGCTGTGCTACTCCAAGCAGTACAACGCCCTCAACGCCGGACATTTCGCCCTGAAGGATGCCATCGACAAAATCAATGATCAACTCAATAAAAAGTGAGACTATGAAGGATCAGACAAAAAATCTAATGGTTCTGTCTTCCATTGCAGAGTGCAGAAAAGCAATTGACTTTCTATCGCAGGCCGGAGAGTTGTCAGCAACGATTGTAATGCTTCGTGGCGAGAAGCACCCATGTCCCAAATCGCCTGCCAACGACATGCCCATGTATCGGGGGCATCAATTAATTCTCCGGGACGATAATACTTTGGAATGCCAGCTGTGCGGCCGCAAATACCGCTCAGTTCGTCAAGAACTGACAAGGGAAGAGCGATATCTTTATGAAACGCTGTCTCCGAAATGTTCGTTTGAGCGACAAGCTGAACTCTAAGGATAAACTTCATAACGTTCTATTTGGAATTCGGCCATAAAGTTAACAAAAATATCAATACAAAATAAGTGAGAAAATGAACAAGTACATCTCAGTAAACAAGGAAGGCATCAAGGCCCTGCAGCGCACCTTCAAGGTAAAGGGCAAGGCTATCTGCGAACGCTGCGTTAAGAATGCCCTCGCATTCCGCACCGACAACGACCTTGCCAGGAAGATACGTTTCGCAGCAGTCAAACATCACGGAGGCTGCACCTACTACATCTGCAAGGAAGGTGAATTCTTCTTTGACTCTGACAGCTGCTGGCGTGCGGTCTATCCCAACCGGGCAGAAATCTACCTTGACAAGCAGACCGGTGAAGGCACGGTCTACGGTCCCAAAGGTGATGTGGTGGCAAGGTACGACCATGTCATGCTGAGTCAGATCGGCGAAATAAAGCGAATGGCGGAAGCACTCTAAAGAAAGGGCGAGAGAATGGAATACTACGACGGACGGTTATGCGTAAGACCGAGCGAGCTGTTTGAAAACGGCATCGTCACGGAATCCAATTATCGCAATTGGATTAACCGTGACCGCGTTGAGGTCGCCCGGCGTGGAGGCGGTTCCAAAGACTCGTATGCCCTTATAGTTCTTGACTCGCTGCCCGACAAATACCGGGCTAAAGCCGAGGAGGTTCTCGGTAATGGCGACGAGGTGCTTGTAGCCGGATGGTTCCGGGAGAACTACCAACTGGACCAGGCTGCAGTAAAGTTTTTCCTTGACTGGGCATCCCAGTATCCGAGCGACCAGGCGACCGCTGAGAAGGCGCGTGAATATGCAATCAACGCCTCGGTAATCAACGCCTGCATCCGGCTCTACGACCGGGCATCAACCGCCCAAAGGATGATGGGTAAAAGCTACCAATGGGAGAAGATGGCCAAGGCTATAGAGAGCCTCCGTGAGCAGTTCGGACACACGCTGCCGTCATCCCCTTACCGTTTCAGGAAGAAGGTGGCGCAGTACCGCAAGGAAGGCTATGGCAGTCTGATCAGCGGCAAGTACGGCAACCAGAGCGCCAGACTTATGACCTACAAGGAAGAGCGAGTGATACTCGGCATCGCCGGTCTGGAAAACCAACCCTACAACACCACGGTGCGCGAAATGTATATTATGTTCCTCTGCGGTGAGCTTGAGGTCTATGACATCGAAACCGGGGAATGTTTCAACCCGGACGAGTTTGCCAAGAAGGGACAGGAGCCGTGGATACCCAGCGATGCCACTATCGCCAACTATCTCAACCGGCCCAAGAACAAGTACCTACTGGAACAGCGACACCGCAGCCGCATGGCCTTCTACCACGAACAGATGCCACACATGCACCGGCACAACGGCGAGTTTTCACTGTCGCAGATCACAATGGATGACGTCGACCTTCCGCGCCGCATGAAAGGCAACGAGCGGGTACATGCCTATTACGCCTATGACGTGGTCAGCCAGTGCCGTATCGGAGCCGCTTATTCCCGAGGCAAGGATGACGCACTTGTGGTGGACTGCTTCCGGGATATGTTCCGGCTCATCAGCAAGAACGGCTGGGGCATCCCCGGCGGCATAGAGGTCGAGACCCACCTCATGACGAAGTACAAGGACGGATTCCTCCGTGCCGGCGAGGTATTCCAGTTCGTACACTTCTGCGCACCTCAGAACTCCCAGGAGAAATACGCCGAGCCATTGAACGGCGCCTTCAAGCGTAGCATAGCCCATAAGAACCATGCCGGGACCGGACGCTTCTATGGCAAAGGCAAGAACCGCACCGAGAGCAAGAAGATAAGCGACGAGACCAACGACACCTACGAGGACCAGCGTTATTACAGCTTTGAGGAACTTGTGGCCGATGACCGCAAGGACAACTATGAATGGAACCATACCCTGCACCCCAATCAGAAAAAATATCCCGGCATGACCAGGTGGCAGGTACTTGAGGCCAATATCAACCCCTCCCTGCTGCCTTACGATGCCCGGACCCTCAGCCGCTATATCGGCGAGGCGGTACCGACGAGCGTAAGGAGGAACTCAACCGTACGCGTGGCACATGAGGACTGGTGGCTGAGCGGTCCCGAGGTGATAGAGCGTCTTGAACCTAACAACTACAAGGTCACCGCCTACTATCTCCCGGATGAAGAAGGGAAACCCTCCGAGGTATTTCTTTATCAGGGTGACAGATTCATCGACAAGGTCCGGAAGGTGGAAACCTACAACCGCGTTATGGCCGAACAGACCGAGGACGATGCCCGGAAGTACCAGGAGCAATGTAAGATGGTGTCAAGGCATAGGAAATGGCTCGATGACAATGCTGCTCCACGTGTCGGCACCATGAAACGGAGTGAAACCGTCGCCGAAGAGCCTGAATCCATATCAGACCTCGTTGCGGCAGCTCCGGAACCGCAGGAATCGGGACAACTCGACGGCGAGAACTACAGCAGAAACTTCGCCGACATGGACTGGGGACAGATAGCGTTTCAGGATTCATAAAACGAAATTATAACACTGTTAGAGTATGATTACAACAGACATCAAAAACAAAATCCTCGCCGCAATAAAGGCGAACCGCGCCAACTATCCGAGTGACGCAAAGCATGCCGCCTCTCTGGGTATCACCACCTCGGTGTACAGCGCCGTCAAAAATGGCCAGACCGACCGGGTTCTCAGCGATGCCAACTGGATAAGCATCGCCCGTAAGCTCGGAGTGAACCTACGCGGCGAAATCGAATGGGTGGCAGCCAAGACTCCGACCTTCCAGTATATAACCGCCCAACTGGAACTGTACCAGAGCGCCGGACTGAGCGGAATCCTGTGTGACCTTCCTAACATTGGCAAGACCTACACAGCCCGTCACTACGTCAAGACCCACGGCAATGCGGTCTATATCGATTGCTCGCAGGTCAAGACCAAACTCAAGTTGATCCGTAAAATAGCCGCCGAATTCGGCGTTGACAGCCGAGGCCGGTACGCAGATGTGTATGATGACCTCGTGTATTACCTGCGCAGCCTCGAGAATCCGATTATCATCCTTGACGAAGCCGGCGACCTCCAGTATGAAGCCTTCCTTGAGCTCAAGGCGCTGTGGAATGCCACCGAGCGGTGCTGCGCATGGTACATGATGGGCGCCGACGGACTCAAGGCGAAAATCAACCGAGCCATCGAGTGCCAGAAGGTCGGCTATACCGAGATGCTGAGTCGCTATGGCGACCGCTACTGCAAGATAGTTCCGGAAGGTGCCGACGACCGCCGTGCCTTCCTCAACGAACAGGCACGGATAGTGGCGAAAGTCAATGCTCCGGAGGGAACAGACATTGCCGCCATCGTCCGTAAGACCCAGGGAGGTCTGCGCCGAGTATATACCGAAATTGAAAAACTTAAAAGACAATGATAATGATAAGCGTACTTGAGAAACAATACATGGAGACCGTCATCAGGATGGGTCGCCGGATGCAGAGTGGCGAGATCGACTGGGAGCAGCGTCGGTATGAGATTGCCAAGGATATGATGGCTGCCATAATGAACAATCCCGACATAACTGCGGGGGTTGCGTGCGAGCCCAAACCACAAGAGGGTGTTCCGGCTACATTAGCCAGAGTGTCCCTGACATTCGCCGACGCACTTGTGGCGGAACTGAAAAAGACTCAAGAAAAGAAGTGACCATGGCCAAACGAGCATATAGTCCGAAGGAGGTTCTTCAGAAAACCTACACCACACTGCCCTGGGGCGGTGAGTGGGCTTGTGCTTTCGGTTATCCATCGACAAACGAAACATGGCTTATCCACGGCCCGAGTGGAAGCGGCAAGAGCAGTTTTGTGATGCAGCTCGCCAAAGAACTTACCAACTACGGCACCGTCCTTTATCTCAGCTATGAGGAAGGAGTGAGCCAGTCATTTCAGCAGCGACTTCAACGCTTCCACATGAATGAGGTGCAGGGACGGTTCCGGATTGTGACAAACGACACCGTAGAAGAACTGATTGCCCGGCTGAAGAACAGGAAAAGCCCGAAGTTCGTCATCATCGACAGTTTTCAAAGCAGCAAATGGACTTACGAGGACACCGAGTTGCTGCGGCGCACCTTCCCGAGAAAGACCTTCATCTATATCAGCTGGGAGTATAAAGGTCAGCCATTCGGCAAACCTGCACAGAAACTGAAATACGACGCCGGCGTGAAAGTAAGATGCAGCGGATACAAGGCATACTGTCAGGGACGCTTCATTCCGGCAGCCGGAGCGCACTATGTGATATGGAAGGAAGGCATACTAAAAACCAGTAACAACTTGGATTGACATGAGCGAGAAAAAGATAACGATAGATGTAAAGCCGGACGGTCGCATCCGTAAGGAGGCTTTTATGATTCCTCCGATGGTGTGTCCGTACTGTGGTGGCAAAGGATGGTTTTATTCCGGTGAACGAGAACCCGAAACCATCCCATGCCCGGACTGTGAAGGGACTGGCGAAGTAGTCGCAATGGTGACGATAGACTGGAAACCCAATATAAAATAATATAAATATGGCACAAAACATCAATCAGGTCTTTCGTCAGTTAGGCCGAACCGAAAAAACTCAATTCATCGAGGCGCATCTTGAGCTTGCCTCAGAACGTGCAATCGCTGAGTATGTGGACACGTATTTTTTAGGCGTAGCTCGGCATCTGCCAGAAGAGACACTGATGGCAATGCTTCACTATAAACAAGAACATGGCGAGAGCGATGGCACAGCAGGTAACTAACTTCGGACGGTTCTACACCGCCATCAGGGCACTGAACCCCATTGGAGACCGGGATGATGTCAAGAAGAGCATCGTTTACCAGTACACCAACGGGCGCACCGACAGCCTCCGCGAGATGAGCCGCACCGAATACGACAAGTGCTGCGAAGACCTTGAGCGCAAGACCGGGCAGAAGGACGAACTCCGCAAGGAGCGTAGCGCGACCCTAAAGCTCATGCAGAAGATGGGTGTCGATACAACCGACTGGAATCGCGTCAATCTCTTGTGCCGGGATACCAGAATTATTGGCAAGGACTTCTACTATATCACTGCCGAAGAGCACCGGGAACTGCGCCGGAAACTCCGCAGCATCGAGCGCAAGGGCGGCATCAACCACAAGCCGGTATCGATGCCGGAACCCCAGCCTCAACAAAAACAACAGCAAGTGTTCGTGGTTCCCATCGGACCGACGAGCCAGATATACAACTAATCAACCTCATAATTCATACATCATGGCAAAAAGACAGAAAAAGACCATTATCTCCGGCGTCAGCAAGGAAGCAGCCGAAGAAGCCTTTGCAACCTACGCCAAGGCAGACGCAGAACGTGCGAAAATCACAGCCGAAATCGAACTGAAGTGCGCCCAGATCCGAGAGAAACACCAAGACCGCCTGTCGCAGCTGCAGGTGACCCAGGACGAGGCTTTCGACACACTCCAGGCCTACGCTACCGAGAATCAGCTGGAACTCTTCAGCAAGAAGAAGAGCCTCGAGATGGTGCACGGAACCATAGGTTTCCGCACCGGCACTCCCAAGCTCAAAACCCTCAAGGGTTTCACATGGGCAAGCGCACTCCAGCTCGTAAAGGAGTTTCTCCCCGGCTTTGTGCGCACCGCCGAGGAAATTGCAAAGGACAGACTACTTTCAGAGCGAGACTCCGATGTCATCAAGCCGGGCGATCCTCTCGGCCCCGGAGTACCACTCCGCGAGGTCATGGTCAAGTGCGGCATTACGGTCGTACAGGAAGAGACCTTCTTCGTCGAACCCAAAAAAGAGGAAGCAGCGTCATGAAGAAGGAAATCACCAGACCGCCCAAGATTGCCCTTTGCCGGATGTGCAAGGGTACAGGAATCCTGGCGGCAGAGGCTCCTGAACGACATCCCTATCGTTGCCCCCAATGCGAGGGCAGCGGCAGGGTGACTGTGAGCTGTGAGATGACACTTGACATCAGACCGTACAGACCTAAACCAAAAGGACCTGTAAAAATCATGTAAAGACAATGGCAAACAAGCGCGGCATGTCCTACAAAAAGCGCGTCGCAGACATAAACCGGATATACGATGAACACGCCAGGAGCGGGTTGAGTAACCGGGAAATATGGCGCAGATACATATATCCGGTTTATGCCATAAGCGAACGCACCTTTTACAACATGATGAACGCCACGGCAGGGCTTGAAATCCCGGTCGTGGCATCCGACATGCCGAGCCTGTTTGATTTATTGCCTAACGAACCTTCAAACAAGCAAGAGAAATGACCGACATTGACACGCAGATCCGGGAAATATTCGGGCGCATACTCCGGGACATACAGGTGGAGCTTGGCGATGAATTCGACCAGAATTTCGAGCGTCAGGGCTTTTTCTCGGAGAAATGGACGCGGCGCAAGAGTCCGACACGGCCCGGCGGTCTTATACTTGTTGACTCCGGGGCCTTGAGGCAGAGTATCCGGAGCGAGATCAGGGACAGCAGCATAGTATTCCTGACCGACCATCCGGCGGCAGCTATCCACAACGAAGGCGGAGAAATAGTCGTAACGGCTAAAATGAAACGCTTTTTCTGGTACAAATATTATTCCGCCACCGGCTCCTTCGGCCGCAAAAAGGACGGTTCAAGACGCAATGACAAACGGACCCTGCAGCTCAGCGACGAAGCAGACTTCTGGAAAGCGATGGCGCTCATGAGAGTCGGGAGCAAAATCCGGATACCGCAGCGCAAATTCCTCGGTACTTCTCCGGAAGTGGAGGCAGCCGTCCGGCAGATCATCGAAGAGAACCTGAACGAGTATGTAAACAACATTGACTTCAATATCAAATGACAGCAATTGTAATAACCGCAATCATCTGTGTCACGTTGGTGATCATGTTATACATGACCCATATCTATCCGAGAACCCTCCGCAGGTATAAGTTACGCTGCGCCCAGCTGAAAGCAGAGCGTGACAAACTTAAAAAAGAATATGACGGACATTTAGATGATTATACCGACTGGTTCCTGGCCATGCAGAAGCGGTTGGACGAGTTGGCAAACATAGTTTTCGATAAAACCGACGAAAAATGAGAGAAGAATTATACCGCAAACTGAAGACTCGTCTTGAGTCGCTGTGCATCAATGGCGCCGGAGAGTATTATGAAAGACCCGACGACGCGGATATGGATGACGAACTGTATCCCCGTGCGATCAGGCACATCGACCTGTGGAACCATAACGTGGAATTCCTCGATCAGGAAGTCCCGTGGGACCGCCCGGCTGTGTTCATCGAGTTTGTGCCGTTCAAATGGACTACGTTGGTAACCGGAGTCGCATACCGAGCACAGCCGTTGATAAACCTCCATGTGGTCACCGACTGGACCGGAGCCGACACCGACGCCGGGCAATTCCGGCTGCTTGACAAGATACATGCACTTGTCGCAGGACTTTCCGGCGATACCTTCGAGGAATTTGACATCGACAGCAGCTCCACCAACCATAACCACGAGGATATAGTGGAAAATATCGAAACCTACACCTGCGTCGCATTTCGGCAATTGAAATAAAGCCCCATAAACGCGCCGTGTCGCGCCGAAAGAGCGAGAGCCGTTACCTTTATCGGGTGACGGCTCTCTTGCGATATATTGGCGAAAAACGGCCTTATGCGGCGTTGTCGGGAGGGAGGTCGGGTATCGTGAACAGCATGATGTCCTTGTAACTGGCATTGTAGTTCATCGTCGCGTTAAACTCCCTCCTTTGGCAACGGGCGAACGGATCCCCGAGCGATGGGTGGCGCCCCATCCACTCGCACAGTTCGATGATGCATGATTTCTCGGAGGTAAAATATATGAAATTATGACCGGGCAGAACCGACAAGACATCGAGATAGTCGGCAAGGCGCCAGTACATACGGTACGTGCCTACGTCGGTGGATAGGTAAGGCGGGTCGACAAGGAACACAACGCCGGGCGTATCCTTGTATTGTTCGAAGAGCTCACGGTAGTCGCATGAAACAATCTCCAGTCCGGCAAGATAGTCCGGGCAAGGCTCATACCCATTTTTACGGACATTGTTGTATAGCGTTTCGCCGCGCATGCCCTGGATGCTCATCTTGTATTTCATAGAGAACATCAGTGACGATGACAGGGTGATGAAGTCAAGGAAGCCGGTTTCTTTTTCCTCCTGCTCAAGCAGCGAAAAAATCTGCTCCCGGGCAACGCCGGTTATCGGCTTGTGGCGGTCGAACTGCGAGGCGATGGGCCGGATTGACTCAAGCAGACTGTTGGTGCGCGGAATATTGTTGATGCGCAGCCGGTAATTGTCAAAGTCATTGTAAATGACACGCGACTCCGGATGGAAGTGCTTTGTGATATGTGACAGTAGCCCGGAGCCTCCGAAAAGGTCGACGAAAACAGTGTCGGCCGGATATTGTTTGATTACCTCGATGAACTGTTTGGCGAACATCCTCTTCTGCCCGACAAAAGGCAGCGGAGCCGAAAGATATAACTTGCTCATACGTTCAGCTCGAATTTTACAGCGTCCTCGCCGGCCAGGAGGCGGCGTGTGCTGTCAAGGTTGTTTTCGTATATGTGGACATTCCCCAGGAACAGAGTGATTGACTTGAGCGGGAAGTCAATGTGCCGGGCCATGAGGTAGAGATGGTATATGTCAGCCGGCAAGCCGAGATTGGCGTCCGAACTGCGTTGGTAGGCCGTTATAACGAGTTCCGAATCCTCAATCTGGAACTGAACGAGCGACAGGCACGGTGCCTGATTGCTCTCCGCGTCGGTGGCGCCGAGGAACAGGACATAGTTCTTGGAACTGCGGCGCTCGGAATTGATCCTGGCGAGAAGTGGCGGCAGCTTTTCAAAATAGGTCGGATAACTGTTGACGAGGATGGAGCCGCAGTAGTCCCACCAATTTATACCGGCTTCACGGTACTTCTCCACCGAGCGTTCGCCGCTCATGAAGAGCTTCAGTTCGGAACGGAGCTTTTTGCGGGCTATGCCATGCCCCTCGAAAATGTCGAGCAGGTCCGCCGGGGTAAGCGAGAGCTGCTCGTTGATGAGATAGGCGATATTGCCTTTGCGGTTTGACTGGCGTTTGCCGGAGTCAAGAATCCGCCGGAGTATCTGGTGGTATTTGTTTGTTGCCATAGAGTGGTGTTTTTGACACCGCAAAGATAGCTCCCGGCGATGTGCCGCACACTATGGCGACACAGGATTACACTGCACCGGGATTGCAGTCGCTTTGAAAATGCTTGACAAGCGAATACACCTTCCGTTCGCTTATATTGAATCGGGAGGCAAGATGAGCCACGGTATATGTGACCTTGCAACCGTCGGCAACCATTTTGTTGAAGTCAACGAAAAGGTCGATATAGTCGGCATCTTCAAGACGGATGCCGGATTTTCTCAGCCTGTCAAGCAATTCCCGGTTGAATTTCAGTATTTCAAATATGGTCATGTTCCGAAATTTTTGTAATTTTGCAGTGTCTCACTTATAAAAACATCGCCTTCGGGCAAAAATTAGCATCCAGTGGAAGCCGGAAGGGCATAGTGCCCCCGGCTGGCTTCCATTGGATGCTTTATGTTTTTAGAAAGTGAGACGTCTATTAACAGGCCGGGGGCATTTTTTATGCCCTCCCCCGAAGGGCTGCGGGATCAGTTCGCGGTGTAGAGTGCCAGGTCAATCGAATCTTTCGCCTTCCAACCCTGCGCCAATGTGTCCTGAATGAACTTCATCGCGCCGGTGTAGAATGACGATAATGCAGTCAGTTCCTGAAATGTCACATATTCCGGACTGTCATCCTCGCCGAGTTTGAATGTCACCGGCAGCGAGGCACCGGCAGTCTGGACAGCAAGGTCGTAAGCGGCCTTGTAATTGAACTGGTTCTCGGTGGACAGCCAAACAGTCTTGCCGTTGTAACGAAAGCCGGACAGAATCCGCTCGTCGGTCCGAGCATTGATCCAGCCGCTGATGAGCGACTTGATTTCCTCCCCGGAAGGTTTATGGTTGAATTCCTCTTCCATGTAGGAGGTGACGCCGGAATCATCGGCGGTCACATCCCAGCGGACGCGCCATTTGTTGCGTACAGGATTGGTGCACTCCAGGAGTGCCACATCGGGATTGCCTTGGACTCTTTTCATGATCTTTAAGTGAAGACGTATTTTGTTTTACCTTTACCGAAGGTCTCAGCCTTGATGGTGGTCTCGAAAGGGAAGCCATCCGGCATTTCACTCACTTGCTGGAGGATGTTCTTCATCTCCTCCGAATTGGTGAAGAATTTCTTCTGCTCTCCGTTCTGCTCGATGGCGACCACGCAGCGGTCTTCGCCCTGCGAAGTCTTGACACCCATCTCGAAGTCACGGACTACGATGGGAAGGTTCACCAGTTCCCGGATGCTTACCACCGCCCCGGGGAATCGCTTCTTGCCGTCATCAGGCTTGTAAGCGACGTTTAGGTCTTTGAATGATTTCATTTCTGTGCCTGTTAATTTGTTAAAGAGGTTATTACACTGTGCGTGCTTCGCCATCCCGTAGAACGAGGCGACGAGGACGCTTCTTCGTTTCCGGCTCTTGACTTCGCCCATTTTCCGGGCGAACTTCTTTTTGATGCGCTTACGCAGCAGCGCGTGGTCGGGGTAGATGACGTAGCCCAGGAAGTCAATGCCATCAGAAACCGGGAACACCCTCTCGTTGTCTTTAATTTTCAGACCGATGCTTTCAACCAGATCATGCACAATATCACGAATCCTCCACAGTTCTTCCTTGGTGCCGGCAAGAACGGCACCGTCATCGCAATAGCGATAATAGAACGACACTCCCAGACGGTCTTTAAGAATGTGATCGAGATGAACCGACAGGAGCAGATTGCATAACCCCTGAGAACTCCTCAAGCCTATACTAACCCCGGACGGCATCATACGGATGAATCGTTCAAGTATCGCAATCAGCTTCTCATCCTTAAAGATGTGCCGGACGCAGTCGATAATCGATTGTTGGTTCACGCTCTCATAGAACTTGGAGATGTCGAACTTGTAGCAGAAACGGGTCTCATCCGGATGTTCGTGAAGGTCACGCTCGATATACGACTTTAGGTCATGCATGCCGCGCCCCTTGATACTTGCAGAGGTCGTTCTGATGAAGCGGCGTTTCAGGTGCTCGTCCACCACCGACATCACTGCATGAACCGCAATACGGTCTTTCATGGTCAATACCTGAATGTGTCGTTCCTTGCCGCCTTCAATAATCGTGCGCTCTCGGTAGCCCCCGGCAATTTCATAGTTGCCGGAGGCAATTTTCTGTGAAAGTTCGGCGATAACCTCCTCCCTGTGCGCAAGAAGGTAACGGCCCTGACGGCTGCGTTTACGGGCAGTACCGCGCAGAACCTGGTCGAAAGATTGCGCCATATTGGGATAGGCAATAATCTCCTCGATGATATGTCCTTCTCTACGCATGGAGTGTTTCTGGAGGTTGTCAATAAAGTTTGTTCAGGCTCCTTGAGCCTTCCGGTCACCGGGTCCGGGTTCTTCGAGCTTGCGCCTACCAAACCCTACCCGAACACTTGATGTTCCGGCTTTCCGCATAATGCGCTGTTGCCGAGGCTTGCCCCTCTCGGCACCTCGATGGGAACACGTTCCCGGTGATGTACGCCGATGGTTGGTTGTCCAGACGCGACCCGACATTCGTGTTCGCATTCGATGCATCGTTATTCGCATTCGCGTACGACACGCCGCCATTCGCATTCGCGTTGTTGTTGCCGCGATAGACCACACGGCCTATTGAGGGGCACCGCCTTACAGACTGCAAATTTACACATAATTCGCCGTTCCAGATGGAATTATGTTAAAATATAAGCCAGAACAGTGCTGCGAGACCACCTCCGGACAGGGTCATGAGGAAGTCTATCCAGTCCCAGGGGCAACCGTGAAGTTTGTCCTTGAGCTCAAGACAAGCACCGGCGACACAGGCTGAGTAGAGTGCCGGATAAACGCCGAGAGCGAGAAGTCCGACAATCAGACCACCGACGAGATGCTTGTATCGGTTGGATTTTTTGAGAAATGAGATAATTTTTTCCATAAACTTTTGTATGTCAGAAATTGTTTGTAATTTTGCACAAAGACCTCCGAAAAGACGCGATAACTTCAAGTCGTGAGGCATTAAAGCCGTGGCTATGTCATGGCTTTATTTTTTGCAGTTCCTCAAGGATTGCTTCTCTTGAGCCATGTTCCGGGCCTATGCGCACCGCTTTACCACCCATGATGACGTAGCATTCCTTTATTGTGCCGGAAGTGAAATCGTCCCTTCGCCAGTCGATTTTCTTTGCCAGTTCCGAGAGATTGATGCGCTTGCCGCTCATACGCATGTCAAGGTCAATGACAACAACCTCACATCCTTGAGCTTTAGCCTTGGAGAATCCATCGGAAACGCCGTTAATGGAACGTATCCCCTTGCGGTCCCCGATTAAGCCATTTATAAGGTATTCCGGATTCTTAACTCCGTGTCCTATGACATGTTCGCGAATTTTTATCTCCATGGTCGGGAATGATGACAGGAGGGAATATGCTGCGCGGGTATTTTCCTTTATCTCGGTCTTGTCGGCACTGGTACTTGTTTTTAGTCTTTCTCCATAGACGGGGTCGGTTTTGCACTGACGCAGTTCTTCGCAACGATGAATTATAACACATGCCCGGCACACTTCATTGTCTGGCACGAAAGCGGCGAGTTTTCCGGATTTCCCGCCTTTTGCAATGGGACAAGTGGTGCATTTGCGGATGGTGTAAGGATTATAATCAGGAACCGATTTGCCTTCCTTGCCGGCGTTGAACCGGAAGATGCCCTTTGTGTCACGCTGCAGAGCCTCGTCGCCAAGGCGCATCGCCTCGTCATGGTTCGTGGCCGGATATTTTGACTTGCGTACCTGAACCACTGTGCAGCGGCAGTTCCAGCCATTAGGCGGGTAGAATTCCTCCCAGAACGAATCGGACGGCGGGAGTGTCACCCGGTCAAGCGCAGCATGTTCCGGACGCACTTTGTCATCGCGCTGGGTGCGGTACTGGAGATTATAGCGGTCGCCGTCGCGCATGAACTGCTCCCAGCGTCCTGCCATCTCAGCCGATGCACTTACGAAGTTGTACTCGGCTCGGAGGTAGTTGGCGTTATATGTAGAGTCAATGCTTTGAACATCGTTCAAAAACTGTTCAAACGGCTTTCTATTGCCATTCTCATCGAGCAATGACGGGAAGGCCTCATGCAGTTCATGGAAAGCCTTCATGCCGGAAAAGATGTAATTGGACCGGGTTAAACGCCGGCGCATACCTTCGGTCATGCTCACCTTCTCAAAAGCCGAGTCCATCGCCGACGCATGGGTGCTGACGAACTCCTGCACGGCCGGGTCGGCCACCAGTTCCACCCGGAATTCGGCACCCTTCTCCTTGAAAAGGGACTTCATCATGCCGGTGAACAGGGATGACAGCCGCTTGCGCATGTCATCGGACGGCGCCGCCAGAGTCTCAAGCTCCGGCATACCTTCAAGCAATCGGGTATAGCGTCGGTGCAGCCCCTCATAGTCAGAGGGGCCTAATCGAAAAAATTCTTTCCGGGCTTTCTGGAGTCATCCTTGTCGCCTTTGTCATCATCCTTGCCATCGCCATCATCAGGCCCGGGCAAAGCCACCGGGTTTCGGCGCTCTCCCACAGGCATACCGTATTTGTCGGCGAAATAAGACGGGTCCACCTCATAGCGGTCGGCAATCATGGTCTCGTAGGCTACCTGCTGTTCCGGCGTATAGTCCACGGCATCGTCCCACTCAAAGCGCAGACCCTTTACCGGGAACCCATGCATAACCATGAGAGGAATAAGCTGATTGTTTATGATATCGCGGAGCATGTCGCGGTCGGACTCCACGAGGTTCATGAACACCTGCAGGTGCGTCTGAGACTGTGACAGCGAGGAACCGTCCTCGATGGTCATGGTCTGACCTATCACCAGTTTGGAGATTTCGGAATTGGAGCGGTCGATGCGCTTGTCATAAACATTGAAGGCATCCCCTTTGCCTGACTCCACGAACTGAATCTCCGTTTCCATGCCGGATACCATACCCTGACTGGCGCCACCGTTGTATATCATATCCTCCAGTCGCTTGAACTCCTTGGGGTCGCGTGTCGATGTGCGGGCGATGCGCCAGGGCATGCCGAAGATCTCGGCGAAGCAGTCCCAGAATGACATTGCGTGCTTCTTCGGAATCGTGTGTAGCGCAGCTTTCAGCAGCAGCCCGAGGTCATCGGGGCGTCCGGCTTCAATCAGCCAGTCACGATATGGGCGCTCCCGGTACTCGCTCCCGGACTCCCAGTTCATGCCGACACGGGACACCACGCGGCCTTTCTCCGGGATGACGTGCTTGCGGGGGATAAGGGTGACGCCGGAGAATGCCGGATGACCGTCGCCGTCAGTAACGACATCGCCAAGTTCAATCAGCGAATGACCGTACCAAATAGATTCAAGGCACAGGCGGCACAGATCCTTGAACCAGGACTGGTCGAAAAGATGCTCCGCAGCCTCGTCCTGTTCGCCTTTCTCATTTACGAGTTTGAACGAGCGCGACATGACGAAACCCACGCGCTGCTGTATGCAGCCCGAGAGGTGCGAGTCGGTCATTGCGTCCCGGTAGATGTCGTAGAGCTTCTGCCGGTTCGGATGGCGCGGATCAATGGCGCTTTGCCATGCCCGGCGCCAGTCCTCGATATCGTTCTTTGTAAAAAATTCGGCGTAGCGGTGCAGCTCCATGATGATGGAGGTCTGCTTGGCTGCCTTGGCACGGCTTTCCTGTTCAGCCCTGCATTGTCTGGATTTTCTGCTCATATCCTACCAATCGTGTCTAAGTTTGGGTGAAGAGTGAAATGATGTACCAAAGCCGGAGGAGCCGTCCTCCGATACCTTGAGAGGTAAGTCCGGAATAATTTTGCCGGCCTGTACACCCTCGAGCCATTTGATGGCCCGGTCGTAACGTTCCTTGCGAATCTCGCTGCCCATCTTCTGAGGCTGTGAGGCAGTCAGATGGTAAAGGACGATATCTGCGGTGTACATGACGATGAGCCTGTTCCGGTCATCGGCCGAAGCCGAGAAAACGGCATCGGTATCATATACCGGGCGCAGATAGCCGGCAATCTCTTCCATAGCCTCAGCCTCGGCATTGGCAATATTCTCCGGCGAAGACTGCGATATTACTTTCAGGGCTGCCTCGCCGATGACAACCCGGTAATCCTCATTGTCGATAAACATAATCACCACATATTTTTAGGGGAGCGACGCGGAATCGCCACCGGTTTGAAAATCTCTTGTCGTGTATTGCGCTGCAGGAACCATATAGCGCCCTCGTCGGCATCCGGCGCATCGTCATGGACACGGGAACCGCGCTCGAGAGCGAGCGTCTGTTCAATGCCGACCTGCATGTCCGGAGAATCCTTGAGCGCCTCGTTGTAGAATACGAAGCCCCGCTCCCATAAAGGCGAAACCGCCTCGATGCGCTGAATCTTCTCCGGCTTGCTGCGTTTGTCCGGAAGAATCGGAAGCTGGTAGCCTCTGATGTTCCCCTCGGCAGCAAACTCGTCCAGGATGATATCCTGCATGAAATTCGCCTCCATGAAGAATGAAATGGACACACGGTCGCGGGTACGCTCGTATAGGTCATAAAGCCACCGCACCATTCCGGACACCGTGTCCTGGCGGACATAGCAGTCTATGAGATGCAGCTCGGTTCCGATTTTGCCCCACAGGCGGCATGCCTTGTAGTCGTTGGCAGTGGTCGATTTAAAGGAAGGGTCGGTATAGCACACGAGCATGTCGTACTTCTCCAGTTTGGGCAGACGCTTGTAGCGTATCCACTCATGGCGGAATATGGAGCCGTCGTTGATGGGGTTGTGCATCATCTCCTTGTTCCAAGCCCGGTATCCGACAAAATCGGCGTATGCCTGAGCCTCCTCACGGGTCCACTTCTCTCTCCAGACAGGATTGCCATTCTTATCCACAGCCTTGATTTCCGACACATACACGCCGCGTGTGGCGCACATATTGGCCAGGACAGAGCATTTGGATATGAGGTTGCCTACCATTATAAAGCGGCCGCGACCGACATCCAGGGCGCCGAAAAGAGCCTCCTTAACCCAATCGGTCAAATCCTTCACGCGCTTTTCATTGCGGCACAGCTCGTCATCGTCAAGGTCATCGATCACGATATAATCCGGTCGCGACTCACGGTCGCGCAGACCGCGCGGCGACTGACCGCGACCCACAGCGAGGAACTTGGAACCGCCCTGAGTCTTGAACTCGCCCTCGGTCCATTCGCCGAGGTTTTTCTGTTCCCCGAAGTCGGAGATGATACGCTGGTTGAACTCAAGCTCGGCCTGAATGTCGGCGAGAAGACGGTTTGCGCTGTCCTGACTTTTACCCACAACAACCATAAAGCTGATGAGCCTTTTGGGCTGGAACATCAGCCACAGGGGGAGGAAGATGTCAAAATGGGTGGACTTGGCATGACCGCGAGGCCATTTGAAAACCGCTTTAAGGTTCGGGGTATTGCGCACCTTCAAGGCGGCGGCATTATGAAACGGAGCGTTGTGAATTACCTTGATGGGTTCGCCCGTCGTCTTGTCGCGCAATGTCAGATAGTGGGGAAAGTAGTATTCACAGAAAGCCGCATAATTTGAAAGCAGCCGGCGAATGCGCTTGTCACGCTCGGCGGCTGACTCCTTGGCGACCGACATTGTAACCGGCGTCAGTGAATTGACGCGCTTGCAATGGTCCCGCCATTCCTCGTATGCTTTCTTTATCTCAGCTGCGGATGCCATATCACTTCAGCTGATTGGAGCCCATTGACTCGATGATATACTTGTCCTGGTACTTGTTGATGGCCTTGATAAGTTCCGGCGTGACTTCCGGGTCGGTCGCCGCCCTGTACTCGAGCCACCGGGAGAAAGCCATGAAGACCTCGATCGCGTCAATGACATTGGCCTTCTTGTCGAGTTTCTCTATGACGGCTGACAGTTTCGACAGCTTGTCGGCCAGACCGGCAGTCGCCGCGATATCATCGGAGGCATTCACCTGCTCGATGAGTTTGTCTATGGTCATGAGCAGCTTGTTGACAAGTTCCGGGCGCGTGATGCTTTTTGCAGCACGCGCTTCCTTCCATCCGTCAGCGGCGCACCATTTGGAGATGGTGACGCGGGATACATCCACCTTATCGGCAATCTCGGTCATCTCCATGCCGGAGAGAAACAAGGCCCTGGCGAGGGACTTCTTTTTTTCGTTTTCCTGCTTTGTAGCCATATCTGAATGTGATAATATGCGATTGAATTTGGCGCAAAGGTGGCGTAAAATACGGTGTCCGCAAAAAAAGTGTGCAACCATTGCATACAAGTGTGCAACCATTGCACACTTTTTTGGATGTAAGGCGATTAACGCTGAATTTTGCAGCGAAATCATTATCGCACATCACATGGGCAACAGAGTAAGACTTACAAACGACACGCTCAACAGCTACGGCTACCGCGTCCTTACCGAGGGCGTGGACATGGAGCAGTATGAGCGCAACCCGATACTCCTGTATATGCACAACCGTGGCCAGGTCATCGGTGTGATCAAGGACCTCAAGAGAGAGAACGGCGAGATAACCGGTGAGCTCGCATTTGACGAGGCAACCGAACTGTCGCGCCAGTGCAAGAAGCAATGGGAATTCGGCTCACTCCGAATGGTAAGCATAGGTTTCAATGTCATTGAAACCAGCGACGCTCCCGAACATATAGTCGCCGGACAACGCTTCCCCACGGTAACCAAATCGCAGCTGCATGAAGTGTCGCTCGTGGACATAGGCGCCAACAACGATGCCATCAGGCTGTATAAAGACGGACAGTTAATAACGCTCGGCGACGGTGGCGATTGCCCCCTTCCCAGGCTGAATCATAAACCAAACAACACTCCCCAAATGGACATCAAGACACTTGCCCTGCAACTGGGCTTGCCGGAAACGGCAGACGAGGCGGCAGTCAATGCCAAGCTCGCCGAACTGAAGGGTTCCAAGGAGGAATCCGACAAGATGCGTGCAGAGAATGAACAGCTCAAGCTCGCGCAGATCACAGCAGCCGTCGATGCGGCCGTAGCCGCCAAGAAGATTCCGGCTGACAAGAAACAGCACTTCATCGACATGGGCAAGAAGCTCGGCATCGAAGACCTCAACGCCACCCTCGACGCCATATCGCCGGCCCATAAACTCAGTGAGACCATCCAGCCCGGACCGACCGAAGAGGTTCCGGCCAAGAGTCCGTGGGAACTTCGCATGGAGGAAATCCGCGCCAAACTCAAAAAATAACAAATCAAAAACGATACCGACATGGCAATCAGAGTAGACAACACCAGTTACAACGGTGAGGTACTTGAGAGAATCCTTACCGTGGCCACCACAAGCAACGAACTTGTGGAGAAAGGCCTTATCCACGTTATCCCCGGCGTGGAAAAGAAAATCAGCATCCCCCGTCTGAAGACCGGCAAGATGCTCCAGAAGCGCAAGGAGGACCCACAGGTCACCGACAGCAAGGGCGACTTCAGCTATTCGGAGCAGACGCTGGAACCCCATGACTTCATGGCTTTCACCGTCTTCAATCCCCGTGCCTTCGAGCAGATCTGGCGCAAGTGGCAGCCCAAGGGCAACCTCGTTTTCGCCCAGCTCCCTCCTGAAGTGCAGAACAAGCTGCTCGACGCACTGAGCAAGCAGGTGCAGTTTGAGCTCGGAGACCACTTCGTCAACGGCGAATATGCCGACGGCACTGACGACACCAAGCTCATGAACGGCATCCTCACCCAGGCCGCCAAGGCTACTGACTATGTCCTGGTGGATGTATCCAAGGCCGACACTATGATCAAGAAGCTGAAGGCTGTCCGCGCCGCCATCCCCAAGGCAATGCGCCCGAACCCCGACCTGCGTATCATCATGAGCGTCGATGACTTCGACAAGTACGATGACGAACTGACCGAGCGAGAGTCCAAGAACGCCAGCGAGACCGAGGTCAACCGCATGCGCTTCAAAGGCATCACTATCGAGACTGTGGCAGCGTGGCCCGACGGCGTTATCGTCGCAACGCTCTGTTCGCCGGACGCCGACGGCAACTTCTTTGCCGCTGTCAACCTGCAGAACGACGAGAGTGTGATTCAGATAGACAAGGTTTCCAATGCCAGCGAGCTTTACTTCTGTAAGATTCTCATGAAGGCAGATACCAATATAGCCTTCGGCGAGGAATTCGTTGTCGCCGATTTCCGCACCACGCCCAAGTTCAAGGCCTAGACCGCCGGTGGAGACACATCAGAAACCGGCAAATAATCATGGCAAAACTCCTGTATCTCGTACTCCATTGCACCGCGACACCCGAAGGGCGAGAGGTGACGGCCGCCGACATCCGGCGCTGGCACACCTCCCCGGTGTCGAAGGGCGGCCGGGGGTGGAAGCAGGTCGGCTATACCGACATCATCCATCTTGACGGAAAGGTTGAACGCCTTGTCAACAATAACGAGGATGCCAACGTGGATCCATGGGAAATCACCAATGGCGCCAAAGGGTATAACTCCGTGAGTCGCCATGTCGTCTATGCCGGCGGCTGTGCCCGGGACGGAAAAACTCCCAAGGATACACGCACTCCGGCACAGCGCAAGGCGATGGAGGAATATGTGAAAGACTTCCACCGACGCTTCCCCGAGGTGCGTATCATCGGCCACAACGAAGTGGCCTCCAAAGCCTGTCCGAGTTTTGACGTGCAGAAATGGCTCACATCAATCGGCATAAACCAGTAACAACAAAGTAAACCAATCATAGCGATGTCCTTCAGCGAAATCCTCAACATACTTCTCGGCGGTGGCGTCGTGGCGCTTATAGTGGCTGTCGCCACCATGAGGGCGACTGTACGCAAGGCCAACGCCGATGCCGAAAAGGCAAAAGCCGAAGCCGAGACCGTGCACATCACCAACACCGAGAATGCGACCCGGATTCTGGTGGAGAACATCGTAAAACCGCTAAAAGACGAACTTCATGCTACCAGAGAAGATCTTCAGGCCACTAAAAGGGAGATGGCCTCTACCAAGAGAGAAATGGCCCGGCTGCGCAAAGCTGTCGAAGCTGCTTCCGGTTGTCCTCATTCTGACGGCTGTCCTGTGCTTGCCCGGCTGCGCGACCACCAAAAAGACGCAGACCGAACAAGCCCAGAGCCAGCAGATAGTGACGGTCTACGACACAATTCAGACATTTACGCGGATTGTCCAGACGGAAGCGGTGCCGGAGAGCCGTGTGGAGATGAGGATATCCGTGGACAGCCTCCTTAAACTCCCGCAAGGCGCGACCTATCACCGCAAGAGCGGACAGGCACATGCCGAAGTATCAATACGTGGTGACACCATATATGTGACCGGCACATGTGACAGTCTCGCCCGGCAGGTGGAATATTACGAGGCGCTTTACCATAACGCACGAGACGCGCTGGAAAACTACCACGCGACTGTCCGGGAAGAGGCAAAGACCCGGGAATCCCCCCTAAACGCATTTGTCAAGGGACTGGTCTTGGGCATTGTCTCCGGAATATCACTGACTTATTTCATCAAAATCTCAAAACGACGCAAAAATGAATAAAGACTTCATGTACGGCATCGGTGCCGTAAAATATAAAGGCAAACCTGTCGGCTATATTGCCAAGAACTCATTCGACATGGGAGGCACCAAGCCGGAGTCAACCGACATAGAGGCCGAGCAGGTTCCCGGAGCCCCCGTCCTGGTCATACCACAGTCCAACGGCAAGATCGCGCCCAAGTTCGACATGATTCAGTTGAATTTCGAGAGCCTGGAGCAGCTTCTTGGCGGCAAGCTCCATAAGTCGGGTGAGAAGATCGTCGGCTGGACGGCTCCCCGCGCCGCAATGGTCATGGAGGGACCGTGGGAACTGGAACTTGTGTCCGGGCAGTCCATCCTCATTCCCAACGCAACCCTACTTTCCGACCTCGCCGGCAAGCTCACGCTTACCGAGACCGCCAAGATCGAGGTCGAGCTGAAGGTCGCCATGCCGTCAGCCGCCAAGGTTCCCCCTTACGGTGTATTCGCCAGCGATTCATTGCCCGACGAATGGAAAGAGGAAACCGGATGGCTGCTTCCCGCAGAAACCGAAGCCGCATGATAACGTATGGACATCACGCTTGAGAGGGCCATACAGCGCGAGGCTGCCGATGCGCTGCTGAATATAGGCATATCGATTCCGCTTAAGGAATTCAAGCTGCCTTTCAGGAAACGCCCCGTGAAACTGCGTGTGACACTCAAAAGACCATATATGTCCGGGCAGATCCAGTTTGCCCGGACATATCTTTCAATGGAGGTCACAGCAGAGCAGATGGCGGCATTTACCAAAGAGGAGCAAATGCGGTTCCTGGCGAAGCACGGAGCAGCGCTCTGCCGGATGATAGCCTATACTATTTGCGTGGGACCGGTACGCCGTCTGTTTGTCCGGCCGGTGTCATGGTTTATCCGGAACTGTGTGAAGCAACATATCATTTTGGCTGCGGCGCAGAAATTCGTAAGCCTGATGGGCACCGACCCTTTTATACCTATTATCAGATTAGCCGAACGGACGAATCCGATGAAGCTGAGACTGAGCCGGGCAGTGAAGGGGAGTTAAAGAGCGGTTACGAGCCCTCCCATAGCCCCTTCGGATTTATATGGCAGGTGGCCGACGCCACAGGCTGGAGCGTAGACTACATACTCAACAAAGTAAATTATCAGACGCTGATAATGATGCTGAGCGATGCTCCAAGATACAGGAGCGGACACAAGGCATCACAGTCAAACAAGACTGCCGGCGCTACCGCAGAGGATGACGCCCGGGAAGTTGAAGGATTCTTCAGAAGCAATTTAAAACAGTGACACATGAAGCCCGTAGAGCTTGAAATATTCCTTCAGGACGGCCTGACGCCCGGTCTCAAAAAGGCCGGTCAGACCGTCAGTCACTTTTCCAACGACACCAAGCGCCAGCTCAAGGATGTCGCCGGAGCATTGACTGTGCAGCGTGGTATCGTGCGAGACCTTGAAAAACAGTACCGGGAACTTGAAAAATCTGTCAAGAAGATGGCTCCCGGGCAAGCTGCCGCAAAGGCCTCCTCACAGCTTGCCGCTCTCAAAAAAGAACTTGATGCGGAGAAAGCCGGACTGGAAGAATTAACAAAGCAACAGCGTGAGCTCAAACTTGAGGCTGACAATGCTGGTGCTTCACTAAGGCAGCAACTCCGAAGTGTCCGGGAAGAGATAGCCACGCTGTTACTGGCTTATCGGTCGTTGACAGAACAGGAGAAACAATCTGCCCAGGGCAAAGAACTTGCCCGGCATATTGATGAGCTTACGGAGAAAGCCGGAGAACTCAACGATGCCATCGCCGACACATCTCAGGCAATAACAAACGCCGCATCGGACTCAAGAGGATTTGACCAGTTGGCCGGAGGCATACAGCTTGTTGTTGATGGATTCGGCCTTGCGACTGCCGGTGCTCAGGCACTCGGATTGAGCGAGTCCGATCTTATGGAGGTGCAGACACAGCTCCAGACGGCACTTGTGGCAAGTAACGCACTGACCTCAATGCAGGTCAACCTTCAGAAGCAGTCGGCCCTCATGCAGGGCGTCAATGTTATACAGACCAAGGCTGCCGCCACCGCTGAAACAATCCGTACATGGGCGGTAGGTCGTGGTGTGATTGCCACCAAGGCAGCCACAATAGCACAGGCAGCTTTCAATGCCGTGGCAAAGGCAAACCCTTACGTACTGCTTGCGATGGCTGTTGTGACTGTTGTCGGTGCTTTGTATGCCTTCGCGAAAGGGAATGAGGCTGCTAAGAAGGCCGAGGAGGAACGCCAGGCACAACTTGAACGAACCAAAGAGATCAATGAAGGCATAGCTCGGTCCATCGGCGAAAGTGCCGGTTCCCAGATTGCGGCATATAACAAGTTGCAACGTGCGTGGAAGGCTCTTGGAGATGATATGGCCAAACGCCGGAAATTCGTTGATGAGAATAAAAAGGCATTTCAGGAACTGGGGCTGTCGGTCAACAGCGTCAAGGATGCCGAGGAAGTTCTTGTCAATAACACAAGCAATGTGGTGCAGTCTTTCATTCTCCGTGCGAAAGCCGCCGCACTTGACAAGGCTGTCACCCAGGCATATTCCACTATGTTGGAAAGGCAGGATCTTGCGCGACGCAATGCGAGATATACGGTGAAATCCCAAGGGGACGAAGTAAGCTATGCCGATGCCCAGGCAAGAGGCATGGCCGGCGTCCGTGCTGTGCCTCATGAACATGTGAGGGCTAATGGCGGAGGCGCCACAATGAGCAGCTGGACGACATATACATACGAAGTCAGCGATGCAGGTGCTTACAATGCCGCCAGTAACCGGTTGGCTCTTGAGGCGCGAGACCGTGAGATTCAGGCTGCAACAGCTGAGGCTGACCGCCGTGTCAACGACTTACAGAAAGAGATAGGCGCGACTGAAGAAGCGCTTGACGCCCTTAAAATACCCCAGATGACCGGCGATACTACACCGCCGACCACTACTACAACTCCCACTAAAGAGGACAGGCTTGAGGCTGCGCGTAAGGACGCTGAGGAACTACAGAAACTCCGTTGGCAGAATGAGCAGGATGAAATAAACCAGATGGCTGATGGTGCAGAGCGTCGTCGCCGGCAGATTGCCCTGGACTATAAAAAAGAACTTGCCGAGATAGAAGCCCAGAGGGCATCTTTCAAGGCGCTGAACAAAGAATCCGGAGCGACAGGTCTTAATGCCGACGGATTGACTGAAACCCAGCAGACCGAGATAGACAGAGCCGGACGCATTGCCCTTGAGAACCGGGACAAAGCCATGCAGGGAGTCTATCAGCTCGAACTGCAACACATGGAGGAATATCTGAAGGCGTACGGTACATTCCAACAGAAAAAACTCGCCATGTCGGAAGAATACGACCGTAAAATAGCCGAAGCCTCCGATGAATGGGTAAAGAAGTCCTTGGAAAGGGAGAAGGCAACGGCCCTTCAGAACATAGAAATAGATGCGATTAAGCAGTCTGTTGATTGGGGAAGTGTGTTTAGTGGTTTCGGCACCATGTTCCGCGATCAGCTTGAACCTACCATTGCCAAACTCCGGGCTATTTCCGAGACTGAGGAATTCCGGAATTCAGACCTTCAGGATCAGCAGACCCTCTATGAGCTTATCGCCAAGCTCGAAGAGGCAAACACATCATGGGACAGCGGAATATTCGTTACTCTCGGAAACGACCTCACCGCCTATCAGACGGCCATGCGTAATTACATGGACGCCCAGGATAAAGAGCGGCTTGCGACAGAGGCTTTGACCGATGCGAAAAGAAAGCTCGCCCAGGCAGAGCAAAGTGGCAATGCCGATGCCATTACTGCTGCTAAGGCGGAAGTAGCGACCGCCACCACAAATATGAACGAAGCATCCGATCGGGTGCGCTCCTTCGGTGTAGATGTGCAGGATGCCTCCAATAGCCTTCAGGCATCTACGACGCGCGTCAATAATATGTTCAATACGCTTGTGTCCAGTCTTGCCGGACTTAAATCCGGCAGTCTGCAAGGCGTGGGTGAAAGTCTGATGAGCCTTGACAAACTCTTTAATAACAGCGGCGTCACAAATGCCGTTGGGGGCGCCCTTGCAAAAGGTATGTCAAAGCTGCTCGGGAATTCCGCTATCGGGAAAAGTGTTTCCGAGGCTCTTGGCAACAGCGGACTAATCGGCCAGATTATATCAGCTGTACTTTCTCTGCTCGATATCCTCAAAGATGGCATAGGAGTACTGGTGTCAAGTCTGATCGATACAGTGCTAAATGCCATATCCGGCATACTCAAGAATTTGCTGAACGGTAAAATGTTCGTTCAGATAGGCCAGTCGCTCATCGACGGTATCGCCGGCATATTTGATGCCATTACATTCGGAGGTTTCACCTCATGGTTCAGCTCAAGCAATGCCAAGGAGGTCCAGGAGACCATTGACAAACTGACAGAGCGAAATGAGTTGCTGCAGACCGCCATCGAGGACTTGACCGATGAAATCAAGGCAAGCAAAGGAACCAAGAGCGTCGCAGCATACCGGGACGCATACAACTATCAGCGCGAAACCAATGCCAATTATCTCGGCATCGCCCAGGCGCAGGCCGGATACCACGGCGCCCACCACAGTTGGAATTACTATTGGGGAGGATTCTCTCAGGAACAGATTGAGCGCCTGAGCCGTCAGATCGGACGCTCGTGGGATGGCAATATCTGGAGTCTGTCGCCGGAGGAGATGAAGATGCTCCGCGCCAATGTCGATATGTGGAAACAGATCCAGGACTCCGGCAAAGGCGGATACGGTGGCAGACTGACCGAAAAACTTGATGACTATATCGCCCAGGCCGGCAAGCTCGAGGAACTAACAAACGAACTATACGAAGGATTAACCGGGATGTCCTTCGACTCGATGTATGACAGCTTCATCGATCAGCTCATGGATATGGAGGCAAGCGCGGAGGATGTTGCTGACAATATCAGCGAATATTTCATGCGTGCCATGCTTTCCAACAAAATCGGCGAAATGTATGCCGACAAGCTGGAGGAATGGTGGAAGAAGTTCGGAAAGGCGATGGAAGACAATGACCTTACCGAAGCCGAGCGCAATGCCCTGTCCGAGGAATATATGAAGTATGTCGAGGAGGCCATGAAGCTCCGCGACCAACTCGCGGCAGCCACCGGTTACGGCAGTGATGACAAAGGTTCATCGCAGTCCGGGAAAGCCGGCAGTTATAACGCCATGAGCCAGGACCAGGGTACGAAACTCGAAGGACTGTTTGTCTCAGTACAGGGTCATGTGGCCAATATCGACGCCATTGTCGAAAATGTGGCCGAGCGCATGAGTGCTGCCGAGGGATACCTTGCCCAGATTGCCGAGAATACGAAATCTAATGCGGCGTCTGCCGAAGAGATAAAGGAACTGCTTATAAAAATCGCCAGAGACGGCATCAGAACCAAATAATAATGGACACAACCGCATTAAAAGGTCTTGTAATCATAAACGGCAAGGATATATGGACCGAATTCGGAGCCTTTCTGACCGAGGAGAAGAAGGGCGGCCGCGATAATCTCACATCCATAATGGCGCCATCAAAAGTGAAAAGCCATGTCGGGGTAAACATACGGGAAAATGACGGCACAAAATATTCCGGGAAACTCGATGTCAAAAACGAAGAACGGGATGTCACGCTGCACTTCGCCATATTTGCAGGAACCAGGAATGAGTGGCTGATAAGATACCGCTCGTTCATAACATTCCTCAAGACCGGGGAAAACGGATGGCTTTCGGTGCGGTTGCCGGAACTCGGGCTGACCATGCGCATGTTCTATGTCGATTGTCCGGGCTACAAGCCGCTCACATATCTCCATAACGAAGGGGTTCAGGCCAGCCGCTTCAAGGTGAAATTCCGCGAGCCTGTACCGTCATTCTAACGAAATTAAAACGCCGTTCAAATATGCTTATAACGATATACGACAAAGTCGGGAATCCGAAGGTGGAACTGTCCCCGAACGACAGCTCCACACAGGCGACGGAGATACAGGGCGACAATGTCCTGACTCTCTCGTTCACCTATTACGAGCATATAGACCTTGATGTCGACGACTATGCCGACTTCGAGGGAGAGCGCTATTGGCTCACCGAGAAATACCATCCGAAGCAGAAATCAACGAAAGAGTGGAGCTACGATATCAAACTCTACGGCGTGGAGAGCATGATCAAGCGTCTGCTCGTAATCAAAACCGTTGACAACGAGGAAGAGCCGGTATTCACCCTGACCGCACCGCCCCGGGAACATGTGGCGATGATAGTCCGCTGCATGAACGACGGCATGGGCAGCATCACGGACTGGAAGGTCGGACAGGTTGACGGCACCGAGAACATCGTTATCGACTACTTCGGCAAGTACTGCGACCAGGCTCTCAAGGAGATTGCCGAGAAAGTCGGCGTCGAATGGTGGGTGGAAGGCCAAACCGTCAACATCTGCAAATGCGAGCATGGCGAGCCGGTTTTCATGGGCTATGACAAAGGGCTGACCGGCATAGAACCGACAACCGCTGACAATGTGGATTTCTATACACGCCTGTACCCCGTGGGCAGCAGTCGCAACATAGACCGCGAGAAATACGGATACACCCGGCTTCAGCTGCCCGGCGGCCAGAAATATGTCGAGATGAATGCCGACAAATATGGCCGCGTGGATCATTACGAGGCCGACGCATTCGCGGACATATATCCGCGTCGCACCGGTGTGGTAAGCAGCGTCCGGAGCGAAGTCAAGACCGGTGAAGACGGAAAACCATTCACAATTTACTATTTCCGCGATGACAGTCTGCCGTTCAATCCCAACGACTATGAAATCGGCGGTCTGGTCAAGCGTGTGTCATTCCAGGAAGGAAGCGAGCTTGCCGGACTCGGCGACGAGGAAGACGGTACATATTATTTCGAGGTAAACTACAACAGCGACACCCGGGAATTCGAGATAATCACCATCTGGCCCTATGACGATGACACGCAGTTGCCCGGCGGTACGCTCGTGCCGAAAGCCGGCGACAAATATATCCTGTGGAATCTCAGGATGCCGGATGAATATTATGCCCTTGCCGAAGAAGAATTCCTTACTGCTGTAAATAAATATAATGCAGACCATAACCTCGACCTCACTGTTTACAAGGCATCCACGGACCATGTATGGATAGAGGACAATGGCATCGACCTCTCGATAGGCCGCAGGGTGCGCCTCGAGAGCGAGGAGTATTTTCCTGAATTCGGATACCGTGACAGCCGCATTACCAGAATAACCCGGAAGGTCAACCTTCCGTCGCAGATGGATATCGAGATTGGCGACGCTCTGAGCAGGACATCGATGCAGCGCATGTCCGATTTCGTCAGCGATGCCAAGAGTTATGCCCGGTCAATCGGGGAGTCAACGGCACTCCCGGACATCATACGCACATGGGACAAGACTGTGCCGACCGACAACAACCTCTTTTCGGCCCGGCGCAGTCAAAGGGAGTTTATCAGCAAGAACAGCCCCGACCGCGCCAAAAAGAAAATCATATTCGAGGAAGGTATCGATGCCGGTGATTTCATCGCCGGGGCGCAGGGTGGCACCATAGACGGCAAAGGAAACGCCGAGCTGCTCACGCTTGTTGTGCGACTGCTTATGAGCAGCCCCAAATTTGTTGACGGTCTGACCGGCGAAGGATGGCGTATCTGGCTTGAGAACGGGTTGTCGCACCTTACTGTCGACAAACTCACCGTGCGCCAGGTAATGACTGTCCTCGAGCTGCTGATTGAGAAAATCCGCAGCGTCGGCGGACAGATATGCGTGTCTGCGGCCAACGGCAAGATAAAGGAAATCCAGAAGGTCAACGGTCAATATATAATCACATTCGAGCAGGAGAACACGTTCGTCACCCACGACCTCATGCGCTGCCAGACATTCACCGGCGGCAGTTTGAAAAGTTATTGGGTCGAGATAACCGGTGTGAACGGGGGCAATGTGATTATCCCGGAATCCGAATTTGCCGGAGCCATTCCGATGCCCGGTGACGAGTGCGTGCTGATGGGTAATACCACAGACAAGAACCGACAGAACCTCATACTCATATCCGCCACCGAGGACGGACAGCCGCGTATCGATGTCCTCGACGGCGTGCATGACAAAAATTTCACAGACTGCCTCCGGGCGCGCCTCGGAAACCTTGACGGCATAACCGATGACTGGTTCCCGGCAGACAATCAGCCCCACGGCAACGGTTTGTATTCCGACAATGCATATCTGCGAGGCACCTTCCTCCTTGTTACCGGCGAGGACATCAAGACCAAATTCGAGATAGTCGAAGGCAAGATTGAAAGCATGGTCGAGGCCGTGCGCAATGATTTTGTCATAGACAAAGGGTATCTGAGCAATCCGGCATTTGTCACAGGCATGGAAAAATGGGATACACAGAACGAAGCCGTATTTTTCCTCGTCGGCAACAAGTGGATATGGGCCAACAACAATGTCCTCACCCGGAAAGGAAATTGCGCAAGCGTTACCAAAGATGACGGGCGCACAGTGGTACGCATCGTCAACAAATATATACTGCAGAAGAATGCCAATCTCCGCAGCAAACCTACATTCGCGACCAGCGCAGACGGCAAGAAGGAGGCTCTGCCGGTTTATTTGAGCTTCTTCTATCGCTGTGTCAAACCGGGCAAGCTGACAGTCAGATTCGACAGCGTGGATAAAACCGGCTTCGAGAACTTCAATTCATTTCAGATTGAAGAAGATCTGGAGGCCACCACCGGATATGTCCAGTTCAGTTGTGACGGTCTGTGGAACGGTACCGGCGACTTCAGACTGTCGTTTACCGGCGAGATATACCTGTATATGCTCGTAATGTCGACTGACAAGGTCGAGGCACTCACATACAAGTACCGCACATTGTTTGAGCAGTCCGAAAAATTGATAAAGATAGCGGCGCAGAATTTTGACAGCGACGGCAAGGTGCTTGCTGAATCCGGAATACTGACCACGGCGCAGATGACCGGGCTATACGCCATCGACAGTGACGGCAATCTCCGTGCATTTGTCGGGGCCGGCCAGGACGGTGTCAAAATCAAGGCTGACCACATACAGCTTGAGGGCATAGTGACCGCCAACGGCAACTTCAAGATACTTGAGGACGGCAGCATAGAGACAATCAACGGCAAATTCACCGGGGAAATCAATGCCACTTCCGGCAAGATCGGAGGATTCATAATCGGCACCAACAGTATCACAGCCGAAGGCGGCTATTCCGGGAGCAGCTATGCCGGAGTTGACGGCGGCACAAGCAAATTCTTCTTGTATTCATCCGGCGACGGCTTCCTGGGCTTCCAGGATAAATACCGATGGGTAGGTATGGGACTTGACACGATGCCGGCAGGTGCGGCGGTTGGCTCATGCCTGTTGAGAATATCCAATGACACTCCGTTGGAGCTTTATGATAACTATGGCGCCTATATCAACGTGTCCGGCGGCCGCAACAATATCGGTCTTCTGATGTACGGTGACATTCGGGCGAATGCCAGGGGTTATCATGCCCTGAACGGCAATGTCGTTATCGATGGCGCCGATGAACTCAGGGTCGCCACAGATATGACCGACTCCGGCACCTACACGAAATATTATGCCGGCGTGACTTTTGATCCGGGGGACTATGACCTCGACAAGGTGCGTTTCCAGGTCCGTAACGGAATAATTGTAGCAGTAATAAAAGAATGACAGTATGGCAAAAATCAATTTCCAACAATTCAGGATACCGGCAGGTATCGACAGAAGCAGGTATCAGACCGGCGATGCGCGGGAGAGCGTTGCAAACATGCTGTACCTTAATGTCAACGGCATACGCGCACATGCCCTCGCACTCAAAATATACCGTAGCGAAGGCGAAACCGACTTCACTGAAGAAGAAGTAAGAACCCTTCGGGAAGTGGCCGACACCTATGCCACGCCGGCATTTATCGACGGACTCAACGAGCAACTGGAAGGAGGTGCGGAATGAAAGTGATATACAACCGCCTCATCCCGTTCCGGGGCTTCAAGTGCATCAACCTCTTCGGAATCCTTTTCGTCCGGGAAGGCTGCGTCATGACCCGGACTGACTTCGACCACGAGGCCATACACACGGCGCAGATGCAGGAACTGCTTTACCTTCCTTTCTATCTGCTCTATGTCCTGGAATGGCTGTGCCGCCTGATACAACTGCGGGACAGCGGAAAAGCCTACCGCGCTATATCCCATGAACGGGAGGCATACGACAACCAGGGCAACCCGGATTATCTCACAGAACGCAAACCCTATAATCAATTCAATAAGATATGGCACTGACACAGGCAGAAAAAAACGAACTTCTCAACGCGATTAAAGCGGAATCGCAGAGCGTTGACGAACTGACCCAGGTGACGAGTCTCGACGGAATAGTGTCGTTGCCGGCAATCCGGGGAACCGAGGTTGTCAGCGCCCCGGTGTCGCTGCTTCGCAAACCTGCGGAGGATGCGGCTAAGACAGCCAATACAGCGGCGACAAACGCGAACACAGCCGCCTCCCAAGCCAACACGGCACGGGACCAGGCAGCCGAGGCAGCATCGACCGCCAATTCCGCCGCCGCCAATGCTGACGAAGCGGCACAGGCGGCAAATGACGCCGTGGCGGCAGCCCAGGCCGTAGTCCAGGATTACAGGGAAACCGCAGAGGCGGCCCGTGAAGGAGCCACTGCCCGGTTCTCTCGGTTTGTGCCGCTTGATGTTACGACCGAGGCAATGAGTATTGTCACATCCGACGGTGAGATAGTCTTTCTGCCGACAAAGAAGGCTTTCGCGCTCTTTGTCAACAGCAAATACTACCTCTCATGGAAGAGTGACGCATACCCCATGCAGATGTATAACGACAGTATCTCGAATGTAAAGAAAGACAAACTGTTCCTTTGCGGCGAAACCCTCTATGTGTGGAGTGACGAGAAAGAGACACTCATCGAGGCAAGCGGTAAAGGGAATGGCAGCGGCTTCTACAATGTCACCGAGCAGCAGCCTCTGACTTCCGGCTACTACACCAAGGCGACCGCCGTGGCCGCACTTGCCGATGCCGACATCGAGGACGAGCAGAAACGCGGCATGATCATCACCTTCGAGTCCGCGCCCGGCAAATGGGAGGATTACCGGTTTACCGGCACCTCCATCTCCATGTTCCTGACGGAAGGCGCGTGGGAGCAGTACGGAGCCGACGGAGTCGTCAGGAAAATCACACTCAACGGAACCGCCATAACCCCGGACGAGCAGGGAAATGTCAACATCAATACCGACCAGATCAGCGTCGACGAAAGCCTTGACACAGACAGCACCAATCCCGTCCAGAACAAAGTTGTCGCCGGGAAAGTCGCCGAGCTTGAAGCCGGGACACTTTTCGACAGCGAAGTCATAGAGAACGATGACAGCACCGTCACCGTGCAGCTGAAAAGCAAGAGCGCCGTGATCACCGAATTCACACTCCCTGCCGGGGGCGGCGGAGGCGGCGAGTCCGCCACCACGAAAATTGTCCTCGGCGCCAGTGTGGACAAACCCACCGTGAAACTCGGCGACAGCGTGAAGCTGACATTCGCCTACGACCATCAGAACGCCGGAGGCGATGAAGCCGGGACGAGCACCGGACAGAAAGCCACCATCGACATCCAGGTCAAACGCGGCGCCGTGCAGACCTACCATGAAACGCGACAGGACGTTGCCAAAGGCAGCTACGAGCTGGACATCACCAAATACCTCCTTCTCGGCTCACATGACATATATGTGGTCGCGACCACCACAGACCCCAACACCGGGAAGCAGCAGCGCAAGCAGGCCTATATATCCGTAAGGACACTCACTCTGTCGCTCTCCAGCTCATACAACATATCGCAGGGACTCAGCGCCGGAGGCTTCGGCAACAGCGAGACCATCGAGATACCGTACACCGTATCCGGCACCGGCACAAAGGCTGTCGCCCTGTATGTCGACGGCAAGCAGCGCAACCTGCATTCCGTGACCAGAAGCGGCATCGTCAACGACCACTTCGCCCTTGCCATGTCCGGCCTGAACGTGGGGCGTCACACCGTGCAGATGGTGGCCACGATGGAAGTGGACGGCCTCACTCTGAAAAGCGAGAGCATATACTTCGACATATTCAAGCGAGGGTCATCCGGCTCCTTTATCGGTATCAAGACGACCCATGAGGACGGACGCATCCTCGAGGGGACCGCGCACAAAACCCCGAAAATCACCGTTGGCCAATACGAGAAATGTTCCTTCGACTTCGTGGCCTACGACCCGTCCGTCACCCCGGCCATCATCGAGATATACCGCAACGGCAGCCGCGAACGCACAGCCGCCGTCCCGAGGACAGTACAGAACTACTCCAACCGGTTCACCGAGAAAGGCGACACCACGCTCACCTTCAAGACCGGCAGCACGAGTTACGACATATCCGTCGAAGTCACCGAGAGCGGCATCGACATAAGCGAGGCCACCTACGGACTGCAGCTCAAGCTCGACGCAGCCGGGCGCAGCAACGGCGAGACCGACCCGGCACAATGGGAGTCTAACGGCGTCAGAACGACATTCGAAGGGTTCGACTGGGAGAGCAGCGGATGGATAGACGGGGCGCTCAAACTCACGAACGGAGCACGGGCGACTATCGGCTACAAACCGTTCGCCACAGATGTCAAGTCCAGGGGCCTGACACTCGAATTCACCATGCGCGTCAGCAACGTGACCGACAAGTCCGCGCCCGTGGTGAGCTGCATCCACAACGGCAAGGGACTCCTCGTGACCACCTCCGAGGCGAGCTTCCGCACCGGACAGACCGTCACATACACCAACGAAGACGACCAGCAGGTGACCCGCGACATCAAGCTCGCCTCCAAATATGATTCCGACGACTGGAAGAAGGTCGCCCTCATAATAAGCACCTCCGCAGAGGGTCGCCTGATGGAACTCTACATCAACGGCAACCGCGCCGGCGCCGACATCTATGACTCAGCCTTCAGTTTTCAGCAGGACACGCCGCAGGACATCACAATCGAAGGCTCGGAGGCCGATGTGGAGATAAAGAACATCCGTATCTACAACCGCCCGCTGAGTGATGACGAGGAACTCGACAACCGCATTGTCGATGCCGACACACTCGACGAGATGGTGCGCCTCTTCGACATCAACGACATTCTTAACGAGAACGGGGAAGTCGATATGGACAAGCTGCTGCTCAAAGGCAAGGGAGTCCTCCGTATCGTAAGGAAAAACAAACTCGACGACGTATTCGAGACCAACAACAAGAAGGCCGATTTCCTTGCGGACGTCTATTATTACTCCGCGTTGGGCCATCAGTACGATTTCGTACTGACCAACTGCTTCATCCGTATCCAGGGCACATCGTCCACCAAGTATCCGAGCAAGAATCTACGCATCTACTGCAGCAAGGGTTCCGAGCTGCTCTCGATGAGCGGCGACATGGTGCAGGAGGGCAACAGATACTCCATGCGCCCGGGTGCGATCGCCATGAACCTGTTCTGCTGCAAGAGCGACTATTCCGACTCGTCCATGTCGCTGAATACCGGCTGGGCCAAGCTGTTCAACGATGTCATGAAAGAGCTCGGATTGCTCACACCTCCGCAACGGTACCAGTACGAGCAGGGAGGCAACAGCCTTGCCTCGGTGACCGTGCGCTCGGCCATCGACGGTATGCCTATCGACATCTTCTGCGCGGAAACAGTCGATGGTGAGAACACCTACTACGGGCAGTACAACTTCAACAACGAGAAATCCAAGAGCGGACGGCTGTTCGGAATGGAGGGAGTGGAAGGCTACACCCCCGAATGCCCGATGGCGCTTGAGACACTCAACAACACATCACCCGTCTGCCTGTTCAAGACCACGAGCGACGCGCAGCTTGCCGCTGACTTCGACGCCGGCATGGAGGTCAACTACGGCATTGACACCAATGGCAAGGCGCAGAGCGACGGCGACATCAAATGGGCCGGTCTGCACACGAAACAGCAGAATGCTCTGAAGAGGCTCTTCGGATGGCTACGGGCCTGTGTCCCCTCCGGTGCCAAGTCCACCGACCTCACCACCTATGTCAGCCAGAAGTTCAAGGACGAGATCAGTCAGTATTTCGACAAGGACTTCCTACTGACCTACTACATCGACCGAAACTACGGCCTTGGTGTCGATCAGTTCGTCAAGAACATAATCGTGCGCACCTGGGACGGTCTGATATGGTATCTGACATACTACGACGGCGACACCCAGGCCGGCAAGCGTAACGACTGCTTCCTCGTCTATGACTACACCACCATGCGTGACACATGGGACGCAGAGGCGAGCAAATACGCCATGGAAGGCTTCGACAGCGTTCTGTGGAACCTCTGCCTTGCGAATCTTCAGGACGACATCAGAAGGTGTGCCGCAAACTACCGCAGCGTGATGACAGTCGAAAGAGTCCTTGCAATGCTCCTTGAGGAGCAGTCCGGGAACTGGAGCGACCGTGCCTTCAACAAAAGCGGATACCTGAAATACATCGCCCCCGCCACAAGGGAGATGTACGGCAAGGTATGGCCCTTCATCTACGCCCTGCAGGGCAGCAACGCCTCCCACCGCGCATACTTCATCAAGAACCGTTTCGCGCTTCTCGACGCCATATACGGCACGAGTAATTTCACGAGCGACAACATAGACCTCTATATGGCCCGTTCCGGCGACGATGCCGCCGACCGCATCCGCGTCACCTCAAGCGAGCCATACGCCTTCGGCTACGGCACCAACAACTCCCCGAACATAGCCAACACCGGGCTTGTAGCCGACGGAGCCGAAGCGGAAATAGCCATCATCGGAGCCTATACAGTCAATGACCCCCTGCGCGTCTATGGCGCAAGCCGCATAAAGAAACTTGACATGACCGGGGCCGCTGACCACCTCAAGAACGGCCTGGACCTCGGCAAATGCACGGCCCTTCGCGAACTGAACCTGCAGAGCAGCGGCAGCGGATCCACCGGATGGTGGCTCAGCATAAGCAACTGCCAGCAGCTCCGCAAACTCAACCTGCGCAACCAGGCACAGGCCAAGACCGGCGGCAGCACGAGCACGGCACTCGACCTTACCAACCAGACACGCCTTGAGGACCTCGATGCGAGAGGCACGAAAGTTCAGAGCGTCAATTTCGCCAAAGGAGCGCCGGTCACCTCGGCAAAACTCCCGGCCACCATCACCACGCTGCGCCTCGAGTATCTTTCCAGACTCACGCAAAGCGGCCTGACCCTTGAGAACTACGGCAACGTCAAGACCATTGTTTTTGACAACTGCCAGCTGCTCAACTGGGAAACCCTGCTCCAGCGTTGCTCGAACACCGACCGCATCCGTGTCACCGGCATAGACCGTGAAGATGACGGCACATGGCTCAACAAATTCATGACCATGGGCGGTGTGGATGCCGACGGCAACTCCACCGATACATGCGCTCTCGTCGGCACAGTCCGGCTCACGCGCTACATGGAGCAGGAACGCTACGACGAGATGTGCGCACACTTCCCGGAACTCAATATCATACAGCCGGAATATTCGGTCGTAGAACGCACGATGGGTGTGGCCGACGACGCCAATATCAGCAACCTTGACAATGAAACCGGCTACAAGTACGGGAACGAGTATGTGCCCAGCGGCCATGTCCTCGCCTTAATGAAAAAACGCCACCGTGTCCTTGCCAAGATGACACGCAAGCCCACGACACGCCCCGTCAACATCGCCAATGTCGAGACCACGATGAACAATCTTGACGGCGAGATGACCTACTATCCCCTGCATGACGGCGACTCCAATTATTACGCAGATGCGGAATCAGTCCGTAACTGTACCAAGGCGAAGCTCGACTCCACCGAGGGCGACATTATGATGTACGAACCCGATGCGTGGCTCAAGGGAGTGTACGACTATCTCAATAACCGGCAGCTTGATTGCTACAGCAGCAATGACAAGGACCATGCGCCCTCACGCCCGGATGTCGATGTCATGACGTTTGAACAGCTCCGTGACGAAGGTCTTGTCATTGTCGGCAAAAAGATAGTCGGCAAGACAACCCTTGCCGCGTCCTACACCAACGACAGTGCCTTCTCGGTCTGCCAGGTTGGAGTGTCTGCCTATAAGCGCGTGCGCTTCCCCTCCGTTCCCGGCACGGGACTTATGGGCGCCGTATTCTGCGATGCCGCCGGCAATGTCCTTGAAAACATCGTTGTTCCGACGCTATCACTGAGATTCCAGGACGGCATGTATCTGATAAAGGATGTCCCCGAAGGAGCCGTGACGCTTAACTTCACCATACGCAACACCGCGCCGTTCGACAAAGTTGTGCTGTCCAACACCGACAGAATCGAGGACATGGAGCCCGACTGGTATTTCGATGCCGCCTACCTGTGCGGAGCAGTGGGCACATCGGTCGTCGACGGCAAATTCAGAGCGTGCGTCACCGGTGGCACCACGGTCGCCAACATGACCTGGACAGACTTCAACTACTACAGTGCCCAGCGTGGAATGCAGCAGATAGACTGGATGATGCACAACCGCATCGCCAACTTCTTCTATGCCGTCCATGGCCGCAGGGACTCGCAGGAGGTGTGCGGAGCCGGTTCACATACAGTCAGCCGTATTACCGGTGGAACCATGAGTCATGGAATGCAGGAAACAGTAGGATACGAAGCAGCCAAAATCATCAATCCTAATGTGACCAATTCACTGATTGAAAATCTTGTCCACCAGTATGCCTGGTATGTCAACGAAGGCACCGGAATACAGGCGGCAACAGTTGAACAGGTCAACAATACCTGCTGTCTCGGATATGAGGACATCTACAATCACAAATATGACATGATGGACTGTGTGGATGTTCCCAATACGAGCGGCAGGGAAAACCAATACCGAATATGGATGCCCGACGGTAGCATACGATGGGTTAAATGTACCACAGCAAGCGGAACATGGATAACCGAAGTCGCCCACGGTCTGTATATGGACATGGTACCAGTTGCCGCAAGCGGCGGCAGCTCCTCCACATATTACTGCGACTATGTTTGGTATTCAGGCGCAACAGGCCGTGTGGTCTATCGCGGCAACAGCAGCGCGAATGCGTTTGGCGGCGTGTCGTGCGCGAGTGCGAATAACGATGCATCGAGTGCGTACACGTATGTCGGGTCGCGTCTGGCCTTCCGCGGCAAACTCGTCAAAGCGCAGAGCGTGACCGCGTACAAAGCGATAGTCGAAGTTGCGTGATCGAAAAGCGGAAAAGCGGTCGCGCAGCGACCCAAAGCGAAAAGCGAAAAAGAATGGCCTTCGGACAATGTTCGGAGGCCATTCAAATACTGAGCCGGGAGGCTGGAAGATCCCGGCGAAGCCGGGTCGAAATTTTCTTGAAAAAGGGGTGTTCAGGGAAGCGCGTCAGAGGTACGCTTCGTTTTGAGAAGGAGAATCGTTTCGTTTTAATTTTGGCACGTTTCGTTCTGAGAGCGTCGCACGTTTCGTTTTGCGGATTCTAGGAGAGATATTCATCTCACGGCTGGCAATGGAGCAGCGACCTTGCTCGGTCTATTCAACTTACACTTTCTTACACCTTCCCATATGGCAAAAAAGTGAAGCGCAATAATGAAATTCAAACCTCGATTGAAAGTAATAGTGCCATCCTAAAATGACAAAGAATGTGTTACTTAGGGCTACTCAGAAAATAGCTAACTGATTATTTGTCAGTGTCATAGATTATTTGTAACTTTACAAAGAACCCCCGATGAACCCATCACGGGCTGTTTCGGGGGTATTTCTAAAAAATTCTACCGTGAAGTTACAAAAAATTTGCGACATACAGCCCACTTTACCCCTTACAGAATACGATTTTCTGCAAAAATACCGCGAGAGCTTCGCCGTCAGCGAACTCGGGCGCATTCATGCCATGCTTCCACTCAAGGAGATGGCCAGGGAACTGGCGGCGCATTTCCCCAAAAAGCATCCGCAGGGCAATACGACCATGTTCCCTCCAGAGGGTGAGGTGGCTCTGATGTTCCTCAAGCCTTACACTGGGCTGTCGGACAATGGTCTGGTGGAAATGCTCAACGGCAACATTCACATGCAGATGTTCTGCGGCGTTTTCATTGATCCGTCGAATCCGATAAAGGACGGCAAGATAGTCAGCGCCATACGCAACCGACTGGCTCCCAAACTCGACATCATA